GTAGGCGCGATTCTCTCTCAGGTTTTTCCACAGGCCCCGGCTCAGGGCCGGTCATTCGACCGGGGTTATCCACAGGAACGGGAAGGGGGTGGGTTGTGTCCATAGCTGCTGCCGCCCGCGCCACCGAACGCGAACTCCTGGAGTCGCTGCGGGACACCATCGCCCAAGCCATCGATGACGGCGTGCCGGCCCGCGACCTCGCCAGCCTGTCCCGCCGGCTGTTGGAGATCAAGCGGGAACTCGCCGCGCTCGAGGTCGAGGAGGAGGGTGACGAGATTGATGCGGCGGCAGCCACCCCCGACGAGCCGTGGCCTGCTGCCTGAGGCCCGGCTGTGTGTCCTGCCGGCAGGCATCACTCACACATCGGGTCCGCGGATCATCGCTGTCGCCCGCGCCCTCGGGCTCGGGCTGGATCCGTGGCAGGAGGACCTGGGGCGGATCATCTGGGCCCGTCTCGCTGACCGCGCCCTGGCAATCGATTCCCTCGGCCTGTCGGTGCCTCGGCAGGCCGGCAAGACCTACGCGATCGGTGCACTGGTTTTTGCCTACTGCATCGTCACCCCCGACGTGACGGCTGTGTGGACGGCGCATCACTCGACTGTGATGCTGGAGACGTTCCAGTCGCTGCGGGCGCTGGCGCAGCGTGACAAGGTCTCTCGGCACATATCCCGGATCCGCGGCTCGGCTGAGCAGCGCAGCATTGAGTTCCGCAACGGGTCTCGGATTGTGATGAAGGCCCGCGAGAACGGCGCCCTGCGCGGTGTGGCGAACGTTTCGGTCGCGGTGTTCGACGAAGCCCAGATTCTCTCCGAGGCGGCTTTGTCGGACATCCTGCCGACACAGAACGTCGCGAAGGATGCCCTGAGTCTGTTCATGGGCACCCCGCCGCGGCCGCAAGACCCAGGGGAGGTGTTCACGGGCCGCCGTAACGCCGCTTTGGAGGCGTTGAAGACTGGGCGTCCGCTGGAGCTCGAGGCGTGGGTTGAGCTGTCGGCGGATCCTGACTGCGATACCGATGACAAGCAGCAGCTGCGCCGCGCGAATCCGTCCTACCCGCACCGCACCAAGTTGAGGGCAATCAACAAGCTTCGCCGGTCCCTGTCTGAGGCGCACTTCCGACGTGAGGTGCTGGGCATCTGGGATGACCAGTCGACCCCGGCGGTGATCCCCCCAGACGTGTGGGAGAAGTGCGCCGACCAAGAGTCGAAGCCGGTCGAGAAGTTCGTGCTGGCGATCGACGTGGCGCCGACCCGGCAGCAGGCCGCCGTAGCATTCGCCGGCTGGCGGGACGACGGGCTGGCGCACATCGAGTTGGTGCAGTCCCGTGAGGGCACCGGTTGGATAGTCGACTGGCTCACCGAACGGTGCAAGCGGAACCCGATCTCGGCGGTCGTGGTCGACGGCAAAGGCCCGGCGGCGTCGCTAGCCAGCAAGCT